TATGATGAACCAGGAATGGAAATTGCGGGGTATTATTAATGAAAATTAAAGTAATTGAAACTAAAGAAACTATATTAGAGTTACCTGATAATCATTACGAAAGTAAAGACTACGACGAAGAAGATTTATCTGATGACGAAATAGCTACTGAATTTTTTAAACATGGTAAAAAGCTTTCAGATTGGACAACTTTCGAAGATATATCTTGGGAGGTAGATGACTGATGTCGATTAAAAAACTAATGGCAGATACTGCTAAAATAGTAGACTTTTTTAATACCTTGACTGATAAAGATGTCGAAATGATTGAATTTATAGATAAAGCTATAAACGAGAATAAACGACCTAATTTAGCAGAGTTTGAAGAAACCTTTTCGCACGATAATAGACCACGTAACGAATTATTATCTGATATATCTAGAAAATATATTGATTACTGGCATAAATACAAACCAGGAGTTGATGGTTTAATTAAAACAACATTATCATGGTATGACCCTCACCACGAAGGCTATCATGAAGTTGGTTCTGATAAAGAAATCCATTAATGGCTACTTTCATAAGCTTGCTTTATAATGGTGGTAGTGGTATATATAATATACTTATATTAAAAAAGAAAGGAGAAATATGCAAACTGTAGAAAAAACAATTAGCAAACTTGTAGACCAATTACGGGAAACTGTATTGCTTATCAAAATGTTACACGAACGTGTACAAGAAATAGAAGGTCGATTAGCTGTTATAGAAAACGATAAAAACGTTATGACAGCTGTATCTAATTTGATACCTACTAAGGAGGTCGTTGATGTTGACACTAAAAGAGATTAAACAACAAACATTACCGCATATCAGTGACTTAGTTGTCGATAAGTGGGGTCATCAAATAAGCGACGAAACATTACTAGAGATTTACGATTGGATTGTCGAAGTTATATATGATTTTCACCGAGTTTACGAACCTTATCAATCTATTAAACGTGGTGATGTCGAATACTTTTTTGAAACATGGTGTAATCAGTATTTAGATGACCAAGCACCCGCAGAACCTCACGATGAGTGGGGTGCACCATTACAGGAGGTAAACTAATGGCGAATAAATATTATTACGGCAATGGTTACACTAGTACGAATTCTATTGCGATAATTTGGTCTATCGAAGACGTAAAACAGGAATTAGATGAGGATTATCCGCAATTAAAATATACAGACGAAGATTGTATGGAAGTTTTACATTCTGTACAAGATAACCATGACGCTTATTACGGAGTATCTTGGGAAACTATACACGCTAATATAGAAAATTATTGGTACGATGAACTTAAAAAGTTAGAGGAGCAAGACTAATGGCTATAGACAGAACTAAAATACCTTCGCATTTACGTCATTTATCTGAATGGCGATTACGTGCATTATTTTATTTATTTAGAGGACATTTATGAGAGATGATAAAATTAAACAAGTAGAAGAATGGGCTGAAGAACGTGGTCTACTTATAGAATCACCAGAATATAAAGGTTATGCTTATAAATATCATGATATACAAGCACAAACTATGAAACTTATGGAAGAAGTAGGTGAAACTGTTAAAGCTATCGCTTATAAAGATTCACAAGGAGTTATGGATGGTATAGGTGATTGTATGGTAGTGTTGATTGTATTAGCAGCGCAACATAATATGACATTAGAAGAATGTTTAGAGCATGCATGGGACGAGATAAAAGACCGCACAGGTAAATTAGAGGACGGATTATTTAAGAAAGATTAAGTCAAGGACAGTAGGAGGCTCCTTGGTGGTTTTAATGTTTCCACCAGTTATTCATATCCTACCTACTGTCCGCCTTGCTTTACAATCGTTTTGCTGGTAACTAAACTATATATAGTTAAAAAATAGAAAGGAGAAATTATGGAAAATGATGATTTTTATAACCGAGTCAAGAACACTTTACCATGTAACATGGACGAGTGGACTAACGAACAACTTATTACGCAATGGAATAAGATGAAAGACTTCAGAAAAGTAAATACTGAAGAAGGCACAAAATTTTACAAATCAATGATGCTATCGTTAGCTGATGATAGAAATATAAAATTAACATAGGAGAAATTATGGAAAGTGATACAAAGATAAAAACTATTAACCTTGATGTAAGTTTTATCGGAGAACCTAGATACGAAGATATTGATTATACTGAGTTTTACAAACGTTGGAAAACTGTAAGAAACAATATCTTATCATTACATACTATAAAAACTAGTGATAAAGTTGACCAATGTGTAGCTTTATTTGATGAATTAGTTGAAGCAAGTTTTAATAGAACTTGGGAACTACAACAAAAATATAAGGAGGAGTAATGCCAATACTAGAAATACTAAGTTATACGGCGACTATACTGCTTATGTTGGTTTTGCTGTATTTAAATGAAAGGAGTTTATAATGGGATTAGATTGTTATATTGTACACGGCAACGACCAAGATAAAGCGTTTACTAGCGAAGACAGTGAACTTTTAAAAGATATTAATCTTTGTGGAGGCATGTTGAGTGGTTCTGGTAGCGATGGCTCATTTAGAGGCAAAGCCTACGAGCCTTTAGTTGATGAACTTATGAGTATGTCCGACGAAAATTTTCACGGCACTGGCATATGGCATAAGTCAGATGACGATGACCCACCATATGTCACAAGCGATGAACTAAAAGCACAAGCTAAAGTTTTAGAAAGCTTTATACAAGAAGCAATAGCTGAAATGGAAGCACCTCCGAGTGAAACTTATGACGATGATACTATTATTTATCAAGTAGATAATTGGGCTGAATATACATTAGGTGAGGTAAAAGACCTAGCGACTTTACTCGGTGTTGCTGGTAAACGTGGTGCGGTAATGCACGTATGGTGGTAGTGCTTTACTTTCGTTATTTTCGTATTTATACTATTTATAGCTTAATAAAAGAAAGGAGAATTATATGATATGTTCATTATGCCGAGAAAAAATACCGACTGCACGAGCTAACTTAGGTTATTCGACCTGTACCACGTGCGGCGAGGAAGCTGCACAGCGACTAGCTGAGCAGCGTAAAACACAGGTTGCACCGACCTATAACAAAGGTGCTTATCAATATATTACACTTGAAGATACTAAAACTATTGGGAGGTAGTTATGGAAAAAAGAAAAACATATAGAGAAATAATCGATGAACTCGATGCTCTTGCTGACGACGAAAGTAAAACGCAAGAAGAACGAGATGAGGCGAGAAAAGAACGTAACAATATTGTTGCAGAATTAACATTAAGAGCCTACGGCTAGGAGAAAGTATGCACGTACCAACTAAAAATGAAGACTATATTAAATTAACAGATAAACAAAAAGAGTATTTACCTTATTTTGTTTTGCTTGACCTTATGCAAGAGTCAGGACACGTTAATATGATGGAAGCTCCAAGAGCACTACGTAACGAGTTTGATATAGGTAAACGTGAGTCTATCGATATCGCTAGTGAGTGGATGAAAAGTAAAACAGTGAACAACGATGAGTAGAACACGAGCAGAAACCTTAGAAAACCTGAGGTCTAATAATATTGAACCTCAAGAAGATTTCTTAGATGATTTTACGAAGTTTAGTCAATCTACTCAAGATAACCTTATTGAGATTTTTAAGAAGTTTCCAAGTATCACATCTAGATATAAATGGATTGATAGGAGAATGGTATGAGTGAAGATTGTAAAGGAAGAAGGATTAGTATTGGACCTTGTGATATAAGGAACAGTCACAAAATAACTCCAGACGGAGTATTACAAAGCGTATTAGAATGCGAGATATGTGGACGTAGAGAAATCGAACTATTTACTGATAAATATCCCGAAGCTGTACAACCTAAAGGCTCTACTACTGCTTTATAATCGCTTTGTTGGTAGTTATAATATAAGGGTATTAAAAAAGAAAGGAGAATATTATGAATGATACATTATACGATAAATTCGAAGAGATTGCGGCACCCGACGAGCCGTTAGATAATTTGATTATTAGTAAAGCCTACCCTAAAGAATTAGGCAAAAAACTGAATCCTTGCAATAACCCAGTTATAGAGTTCTTCGAACTTAATGGCTCTACGATAGCAAGAATAAACGCAACTTTAGATTTTAAAGAATGTTATTTCTTCTCTAGTTATCCTAAAGTGTTAGACTCTACTCAATGCGTATCGGTTGCTAATTCTATTATTACTGCTGACGCTGAATGGGTAGCTGAAATCGAAGCTTCTAAAACGGCTGCTTTATAATCGGCTTGCTGTTAGCTATACTTATAAAGTAATAAATTATTATTATGATAGAAAGGAGAAAGATATGAATACAGAAACTAAAATATACTTAGATGAAGTGAACCAACGACTCGATGAGTATCGCAAAGACGAGTGGCATTGTATGATACCATTATCTGAAGAAGGCGGAGTAATCGCTGACGACTTAGTTGATTTCGCTGTCGATAAACCGAAAGATGGATATCCTGAAAACGCTGATTACGTATTACTTATTAACGAAGAACGCAGGGGTTTCACTGAAGCCGACGTTATAGGTACTACAGTTATACAATCGAAAGAATATATCTACCATATATTGAAAATAGGCGACGGTCATGGATTCATGGCTTCGATTACTAGAATCGACCAACGTCCTTATAGTTCGTAGCTTGCTTTATTTTCGGTTTGCTGTTAGCTATACTATATATAGTAAAAAAATAAACATTTTATAGAAAGGAGAAATTATGAAAGACTATAAAAAACCAAAGACTACACGCCACCTATTTATAGGACAAGAGTGGTCAGACGGAAACGGCGACCCAATCAAGGTTGTCAAAATAGAACCTGCTGAACGTGGTACACCAGAGTTTCCTGCCGATAAGGTTACATTCGATAACGGCACTGAGTACTGGGATGGCGAACAGCACGGGAGGACAGTATGAGTGACAATAGTACATTAGAACCTGATGCATATATACATAAGAATACTTTTAATCACTTATGGATAGAACTTAAACACGGCGGCGAAATCTACGAAGGAGCCGACGCTAGTGATTTTCCTGAAGACCTAAACTTAGGTAAAGAGGTGGGTAGATACGAAGAAAACAACGAGCATTTTGTTTTCCACGTAGCCAGAGGAGCAAAATATAATTACATTACCATAAGAATGCCAGAAGAAGGTGGTGATACAGGGATAATCCTTAGACTAGCTACATTCGAAGACTGGCAACAATAACAAAAGGTAGACCCCTAGAAGCTATCTTTGCCCTCGCCTCGTGCGGGGGTTTTTTATGCCCTATTAAATCTATTGGTATTGTTATCTGGTAAAATAAAAAAGTTTTTGTAAAAAGTTTTGCAAATGTACTAATATCTCTAATAAACTAATAGAATCACTCTACAAGTCTCTTGGTTACTCTGTTCTTTGGTTTCTCAAAACTAATAGAATTCTATTAGTCTATTAGAAACTATGGTAAGATTCCTAGAGGGCATGAGAAAAACTATTAAAATAGATTATTTTATAATAATATAGTAATATCATTTGTCACACCAGGAGATAAGATGAAACAGCTAACATATACTTCACTCATGCCTACCGAAGACGGTAAATCATTCATAGATGATAAGGGTAAGATTTGGCAGCCGCTCAACTCAAAACAAAAAAGATTCTGTAAAGAGTATTTCAAAGGTCAAACAGCTACTGAATCAGCGATAAAAGCAGGGTATACAAAGGACAGGAAGGGTGCGAAGACACAAGGCAGTGTATTACTAAACCATAACCCTGTTGTACGAAACTATCTCATTGACTTGGAAATAGCAGCTTCTGAAAGAGATGCAGTTTCTCTAGAGAATCACTTGTCCACTCTACACGACCTCAGAGAAGAAGCTAAAGACCAAGGACAGATATCCGCTGCCATCACAGCCGAGGTCCATCGAGGGAAAGCAGGTGGACTCTACATCGATAGACGTGAAATATTGACTGCAAAAATTGATATGATGTCAAAAGATGACATACTCACTCGCCTCGAAACACTGATTAAGAAACGAGCGACGGATTCCAACGTTATAGAAGGAGACTTTGCAACCAACGATTGATTGATGGAGCGAGTCTCTTCTGTTCTTTATACTGCTTTACTTTGGTACCAATCCGCGATATGATATTGGTATATTAACGGGGTAGTTCCCACTATTAGAAAGGAGAAATATTATGACAATAGATAAAAACTACAAAGCGGAGACTCAAAGAGGGTCTTCAAATTATAACCAAGTAATCACTTTAGTGGCTACGCCGAAAGTGAAGATTGCATCACAAGCTGGATACATTATCAGGGCTTTACTTGCTGCGAAAGACTACAGTCTTACAGTTGGTGAGTTAATCGGAACTGACGGTTCTACTGAAAGTGCTTGGGAAAAAGCGGGAGGTGTAACAAAACAAACACCCGCTGATATCTGGACTCATTACAGAGCTAGACTCATCGAAGAAGGATACGTAACAGTTAGCTAGACTAATTGACTGATTCCAAAGGGCGACTTCGGTCGCCTTTTTTGTGCTCGTCTCTGGTCTACTCTATCCATCGCTCTACTCTATCACTCAATCTACTCTATCACTCAATCTATCGCCTACTCTTTCCCACCCTCCCTCCCTCTCTGGAAAAATATAATCCGTCCGTCCGTCTGTCGTTCTTAAAAATATAATACTAAACTAACTAACTTATATAACCTAACTACGCTAATCAGATCTTTTTAGCCTAACTAACCTATATAAATTAATTAAACTAATTTATCCTATAGTATTGACATCTAACCTAATGAGAGTAATATTAACAATATGGATAACATAAAAAACGCTAAAAAAGCTGAGGTTACTACAACCAAGAAACAGAATGTAGAAGGTAGCACTAACAATGCTGAAGTTAAACAAGCTATTAATAACATAGCTAATAAAAAGGCTATGTTTACTAAAGCTGAGTTAGATGACATGTCAACTGATACAGGCAAAGGGCGTAGCGGGGGTATTGATACTATTTCTATTAAGAATAAAGATAGCTTCACTACTACTCGTAATGCTAGTGGCTCTAAGCAGGTTAGACACTTACTTAGAATTATTGCTCAGTTATGTGCTAATTCATCTACAGGTGTTATAAGTTATCAAGACTTTTGTAACGCATGGGAAGATGAGAATAGATGTGGTTATGAACAATCAGTACCTGAATGTTTTACTCATTACTATAATAGTAACGGGGCTACTAAAAACTTAGTAAAGACAACTAAGTTAGACTTAGCTACATTAAATGATGTATTAGTATTTAATAGCTAATATTTAACTCACTAACCATAGGGCTACATTAGTAGCCCTTTTTTTGTGCCTGCATATCTACTCTACCCCTAGCCCTAGATACTCATACAACGCACCCCTATACCCCCTACGCCTACGCTAGCGTCCTCACCCTCCGCCGCTCCTTAGGTTCAGCCTCAGAATTGCAACTACTTTACAAATAAGTCCCTAGTGAAAAAATTTTGCGAAAAAATTTTTTTCGATTATACTTTTGTTATGAAAGGATTACTTAAAAATATAGTAGGAGCTGTTGCTCCAACATTAGGTTCAGCTTTATCAGGTCCTATGGGCGGCATGGCAGGCGGGGTCATAGCTAAAGTATTAGGTGTTGATAATAACCAAGCGTCTATAGAAAATGCTATGCAAAACGCAACCCCCGAACAGTTGTTAGAAATTAAAAAAGCAGAAAAAGATTTCGAAGTTAAAATGAAAGAACTTAACGTTGATGTCTTTAAATTAGAAACGCAAGAAAAACAACACGCTAGAAGTATGTTTTCCAAAGATTGGACAGCCCGTATTATAGGAATAGCTATGATTGGTGGGTTTTTAGGTTATATCTTTTTAGTTACTTTACAACCCCCTGAACAAAATTCGGAAGCATTAATAAATTTGGTACTTGGTTATTTAGGTGGTTTAGCGTCAGCAGTAATCAGCTTTTACTTCGGTGCTTCTAACAAAAGCGATTAGATAAGAAAAAATCAGCCGCGAACCGAGAACACCACCAAAACTTATTTCTCCTTTACTTTTATTTTAACGTTTTACTTTGCAAAAAACGACTTTATAACATATACTTTGTAAATGGCAGAGCCTACTGGAATAATATCACCTACCCCACCATCAGCATCACCGTTGATGGATAGGATTTATAATTATATAAACCAACCTTTAAATACTGAAGACCCTATACAAAACCTTGTATCAGGCGTAGCCGATTTTATTCCTGGAATATCTACAGAATTAGCAAAACGTAGAGGTGATAAATTTGGGGAAGCCTTATCTTATTTAGATGTTATAGGAGGAGGTTTACCTGCTGAAGCTATTTCTTTCGCAGCACGACGAGCAGGGTTAATAAAAAAGTTAAAAAGAGAACAAGAAATTTTAGCAAAAGAAACAGACCCTTCAGAAATTGCTGCGGCACAAACAGAAATAACTAAACTTCAAAAACAAATAAAAAAGATGGATGCAGATAATGTTCCTAGTAAAAAACCAAAAACATTTGACGAAATAGGGACAAAACCACCTAGTTATCAAGAAATTGTAGAAAGAGAAAATAAAAGAATATCTGACGAACTGTTTGGAGTCGACCTTGACAAAGGATTTGCGGATACTCCTAAAGATATGCTGCGAGATATGCAAGCCGATTACATAAAATCAAGAAAAGGTCCAACAGAAATACCCCCTGTTTTATACGACCGAAGAAGTATCGATGATACATCTTTAGATTTTGATAAAGCGTTTTTACGTGGAGAATACACAACACGAGGTTCAAACCCTAATTTTAACAAACCAGGAAGTATTCAGTTCACAGGTGAAAAATTACCTATGCGTTACACGTACTCAGACAGTTATGCAAAGTACATGAATGACCCTAAAAAATTAAAAGAATTAAAACTAGCAACAGGTCCTGATTTAAGATATAGCACTGAAATAGACCCAACATTAATACAAGACGCATTTTCAGGACAATACCCAGAGCTTACGCGTTTATTTCATGGCAGTAAAACTAAAAACATAAAAAACTTAGAACTTCCAACAGGACAAGGTTCATCAGGAGGTATTTATTCTTTAGTAGACCCTAAAGACCCTAGATTCAAAATTTATTCAGAAGGAGGTTCAGGTTATGTTTTAAAACCTAATTTAAAAAACCCATTAGATATCGACAATATTCCTAACGATTTCCTTAAAAAATTAGAAGATTTACAAATGGTTAGAGGACGTCCTAGTCGAGATTTAAGCGGAGGTATTGGTGATTTAATGAAAAATAATAAAATAGATTTCCAATTAGACACTATGTTACGAGGCGGTCCAGGAAGTATAAATAAAACACCTTCAGGACTTTCAAAAGAAGTAGCTGATATTTTTACAAGAGAAGGTTACGACTCTTTACGTTTTCCTCCTAGAGGAATGAAAGGAGAAGGAAGCACTATGTTATCGTTAGACCCAAATAATTTAGAAATAATAAATGAAATAGATTATAAAGATTTAGATGATTTTATAAGACAATTATTAAGTGAATAAAAAAGATAAGTTAAACGCTTTAAAAAATATAGACCTTTCACATTTAGGAAAATCTGAAGCGAAAGAATTTACAATTCTTTTAGAAGAATTAAGTAAACGTGAGTTTCAAGAAAAAGCTACAAGCACCTTTATGGATTTTGTTAAATCTATTTGGAAAGAATTTATCAACGGCGACCACCATGTAAAAATGGCAAAAGCTTTTGATGATATTGCTAGTGGTAAATTAAAACGTTTAATTATTAATATGCCGCCTAGACATACTAAATCTGAATTTGCGTCTCATTTATTTCCTGCTTATCTTTTAGGTAAAAACCCTAAATTAAAAATTATAGAAGCAACCCACACCGCCGACCTTGCAGTTAACTTTGGTAGAAAAGTTAGGGATTTAATTGACGGAGAAGAATATAAAGAATTATTTCCTGATACAGAACTAAAAGCAGACAGCCGTTCTGCTGGTAAATGGTTAACGAATAAAGGCGGTGAATATTACGCGGCAGGTATTGGTGGTGCGTTAGCGGGTAGAGGTGCAGATTTATTTATTATTGATGACCCGCATTCTGAACAAGACGCTATGTCTGATAAAGCGATGGATGAAGCTTACGAATGGTTTATGGCAGGTCCTCGACAAAGGTTACAACCTGGAGGTGCAATCGTTATAGTTATGACTCGTTGGAATAAAAAAGATTTAACAGGTAGATTGACTAAGAAAATGACACAAGACGAAGGAGCTGACCAATGGGAAATAATAGAGTTCCCTGCAATATTACCAAGCGGTAAACCGTTATGGGATAATTTTTGGAAATTAGAAGAATTAGAAAGTATAAAAGCATCGGTTAGTCCAGGAAAATGGGCGGCTCAATATATGC